GGGGCCCGCACCGAGGGAAGCGAGAATCTTGGAAGCCTCTTCAGAGCCTCCGGGCCGAGCAAGTGCCTCACGATACTTGGCAATCTTCTCGGCATAGGCCTGGCGCTCGGGTGCAATAGCATTGCGCTCGGACGCGCTCCCTCGATTCGACGGCTCGATGTATGCAATCTGCCTGATGGGTGCGCGGGCCGCATCGGGCAGGGTTGCGGGTTGCCGCTGAGCGCTTTGAATGCTGACAGGCGCTTGCGGAGTGACGGTGACGCCCGCGTTGGCCAGGATGTCTTGCATCGCGCGCATCTTCTGCGGGCGGGTGAGATCGCTGAGCCACGGGTGCGCATCGACTAGTTCGGCCTCCATCTCGAAAGGCAATGCGGGCTCATTCGGGTCGCGGCTAGTCTGGGCCAGCAACTGTTCCCTCAGAGCATTCATGGCATTGCCGAAGGCGGACGACTGGGACATGAGCAGATTCACAGCGTCTTGCGCCGTGATGGGATCATCAGGCTGCTTGCCGGTGATCTGCTGCACGTTGACGGCTGGCTGCATCTGGGTGACTTGCGCTTTGAGTTCACCCAGTTCACGCCTCATCTGCCCAACCGTGCCTTCTCGGCGGCCAAACTCCTTCTTCCAGCGCTTGGTCTCGGCCTGAGCGACTTCCAAGTCCCGCTGAAGCGTCTCTAGCCGATCGAGTTCCGGCGTCGTTTCGCTTAGGACGGGCGGTGCGCTATCTGGCTGAGGGAATGTCTCCATCTGACGCTGGTATTCCAAGTCGCGCTGGATCTTCTCAGCGGCCATAGGGTTCGCTTCGCCATCAATACCTTGCTGTCGCATGAGTTCGCCAATCTTCGCCGCAATCTCCTGGCTGGTGGCTGTGCCAATGTTCAAATTCTGCGGCTCCGGCTGCTGCGCACGCGACTGCGTCTCGGCTTGCATGTCGAGCGGGAATTGCGTGGGTGTTGCCATCAATGCACCTCGGGCGGCGCTTGGCCGCGTTGGTTGAAGCCTCTCCCGGCCGCATGAGATTGAGCCTTGCGGTACTCTCTCTCGGCCAGTTGGCCTTGCTCAATGTCGAAGTAGGGCATCTGAAGCATCTTGCGGCAATGCGCCACGGCGGCGCGATTGCTAGCTTTGTGATCGTCGCTGGCTAATAGGCTCTCAGTCTCCGATTGAATGGTGCCACTCAGCATGCGGCTCACGATGAGCCAGTACGGGTGCTGCACGAAGCTGGAGGCGAGATCCGCACGCTGAATCGCATCTTCATAGGTCATCGTCGTCACGGGCACCTGCTGCTTATGGAGCGCTTCCAGAAACTCTCTTACTTTATCTCTGGCGCTGCGCTCTAAGCTCAAGCTGCTTGGTTGCGAGAGTGTTGCCACCGCTGGCATCCGGCTCCAAGCCCATTGCAGCCATCTGAACGGCCTGGAATAGAGCAGCCTGAGCCTCGGCGGCCACTTCCTCGGCTGATTTGACATATTTGCGTCCATCCTTGTTAAGACTGGCTTCAATGGCGTCACGCAACACAACTTCTGGCCGCATCCAGTGCGCAAACGGCTCGGCGGCGGCGGCCGTCATGAGTTGTGCCAGCGCCTGCTGCTTCAGCGGCCCGTCGATGTCGTAGATGTCGGCGTCGATGTCGATGTCCACGTCGTCTTGCAGCATGCTGATGTCGATGGGCACCTGGTAGTCCGTGCCGACGATGCGCACCAGTCGGTCGGGCGGCAGGTGGCGCTGGTACAGAGCGAACATGCGCTTCAGGAGTTGCCGCTTGAATGTCATGTTCTGCCACATCACCGCCAGCCTGAAGCGCTCGGAGCCTAACTGCACGCGGGCGCCCACGCTGGTCGCGGTCTCGCGGTCTGCTGATTGCGCGCCTTGCTGGATCGCCGTCGCGCCAGTGATGCGCTGGATGCGGTCCATGCTCACCGCCTCCTCCTGGTAACTCTGCGGCAGCACTGGCTTGCGCTCCAGCACGGCGAATGCGGTGCGGACATCAGCGGAAGTGTCCACCCAAGTCACGCCGCCCGGGCTGAACTGAAGTTGATTCGTCGTCACCGCATTACGATTGGCGATGTATTGCTGCCAGATGCCCAGTACCACCTCGTCCATGCGGAAGTTGGCGATGCGGTTGAGTTGGCGATTCATGGGCTCGGCATAGCGCACCACACTGTCGCCGTAGACGAAACCTGGCACGGGAATCTGCTGGCTGCTGAAGTACTCTGGCTTCATGTCCGGCGTCGGGTTGGGGTCGTCGCGGATGATGGTGAAGTTGTTGGCGATAATGGTGCGGCGCATGTGGATGCCGTCTTCGGGCTCATAGGGCACGAGGCCGACGCACACATCAAGTTGAATTGGCGTGCCTTCATGGCCTTCATCGTGCGTATCGGATTGCACGCCCTCGACGGCATCCAGTTCGAGTTCTCGATTGCTGTAGCCATCGGTGCGCGTCACCGGCGAGTTGGATCCCTTCAGCAAGTTGACGGGTGCGCGCTCCAGAGTCTCCAAATTCTTGTAGATGCCCGTGCGCTGATTGATGCGCTGCAACTTCTCAAGTGTGGTGTCGATGCGTTCGATGAACCACTCGCCCTGGCCGGTGGGGTCGGGCCACAGGCGGAAGTTGCTCACCCATTCGAGGCGAGGGTCGTCATAGGCCAGCCACGGCACAATGCGGCTGGACTGATGCATCTCGCCGGTGACCGGGTCTTGCATGGGCACGTCTACTTGCCGATTCTGGTAATCCTGCTCCCAGCGCAGCTTCCACCAGACGTGGCCCATGATGGTGCAGTACTTGCAGCCCTCATAGGCGGGCTCAAAGAGATTCATGCGCCGCGTGCCGCTCATCAGCAGAGACTTGACCATCCGCTCATAGTCGAAGCACGACACCGCCGGGTGGCCTGGGATGGTGGCGTGCGGACAGTTCACATCGAACCACTCCGGCTTGGAGAACATGCCGAGAATCATGCGCGGCAGGACGGTCTCGACGGAATTGAATATCTCGGGGATGTACTCATTGGAGCGCCACCAGTCTTGCGGATCGGCGCTCTGCTCGACGAAGGCGCGGTAGGCTTTCCAGTTGCTCACCCACTGGCCTTCGTATGAATCGCGGAGGCGCTGGCTGATAGCCTTGCGCCGGTGCCAAGTGTTGATGATGGCGTCGTCGGGGAGGCCAACTGGATATGCGCCAGGGATCATTGCAGCATCCTAAACGCCCGCTGTGGCGCATCCTGCTTATCCGTGCGCTTATCGAACATCTCGACCAACTCGGGCGTGTCGATGTCAATAGCCTTCTCATCAAGCTGCATCATGTAGGCGGATGAGTGCCTGTCGATGCGCACGTCTGGTCTTGGCTGCGTCATGGCAAATGCGGCGCGGCGCTGCGGGCCATCGAATGGCATCGGGCGATAGCTACCAGTCGCCGGCAGCGCAGCGGCACGAGGCGGCGCAAGCACCTTCACCTGCTCGTCCACGAACATGCTGATGGCGTCGGCTATATCATCGTTAGTCCAGCGCCCCAAGTTGCAGAACTCGTTGACGCAATCATCGAAGTTATCCACAGCCCTGCGAAAGAACACCCGTCCCTGCTCGAAGTAGCCCTGTAGCCCCATGATGCGGTCGAACTTGCTCTTGGCCGATGCGCCGCCGCGCTTGGGCGTGATGAGTTGCACGGGGATGCCGGCCTGGCGGCAGCGATCCTTGAAGTAGGTGTGGAAGGTGACTTCGCCAACCTTCTCGGTAATCACGCGGCTAATGCTATAGGACTTCATCGCGGTGATAAGCGCATCGGTTCCCTGCTTCATGGTCCACTCGCGGCTGCGCAGGATATCTAGTATGTAGAGGCGGCCCTGATCGTCGAACCCGCCGACCACGATTACGGTGTAGTCGAAGCCGCTTGGGTGCTCATCGTCCTTCCACGCTGTATCAAGCGCAATCCACCGGTTGAGCGGATCGAATGGCGCGCCCTTGCCGGGAATCATGCTGTCGTCCACTTTGGCGAACCAACGCGGCTGGAATCGGCGGTCGGTCGGGCTGAATGGAATGTTCATGTACTCATGCCAGAAGTAGCTGCTGCCCAACTTGGGGTCAATCTCGCACATCATCAGTTTGTCGTTGTAATCCTTGCGGGCCATTCTCTGCACACAGAGCGGGGAGCCGGTTTTGAAATCCGGCGCCGGATGCTTCTGAGCAAACTTGCTGCACTCGTCTAGCGCGCAATCCTTCGTAGCGTCTTCGAGACCGTGTCGAACGTATACCTTGAACGCCCCGGTATCCATCGCCCGTTGGTAGATATCGTTATAATGTTTTCGAGTGCCCGGCATGAGGAGGAGGCCGTCGGTGTCGATGAGCGGGATGAACTTCTTGAAGTTCTCTTGCGCTTCCTTGAGCCCGGTCTCACTGGTGTCCTCCTCGCTCATGCAATCGTCCAGGTAGCCGCCGCGATAATG